CTGTACATTACAATGGAAATGGCTGAAGAAAGAATCGCTGAACGTATTGATGCTAATCTAATGGATCTACCAATCCAACAATTAGAAACTTTACCTAAGAACGTATTCAGTGAAAAGATCGCTAAGATCGCACAAGCTAACCTAGGTAAACTAATTATCAAACAGTATCCTACCGGTAGCGCACACTCTGGTCACTTCAGAGCTCTATTAAATGAGTTGAAGCTTAAGAAGAAGTTTGTACCATCTATGATCTATATTGATTATCTCAATATTTGTTCATCTTCTCGTATGAAAGCAATGGGTGGGAGCATCAATAGTTATACATATATCAAAGCTATTGCTGAAGAGTTAAGAGGATTGGCCATTGAGTTTAATGTTCCAATCATGACAGCAACTCAAACCACACGATCAGGCTTTGGTAATACTGATGTTGGATTGGAAGATACTTCTGAATCCTTTGGTTTACCAGCAACTGCTGATTTAATGTTTGCTCTAATTGCTACTGAAGAATTAGATGAACTGAATCAAGTTATGGTTAAGCAGTTGAAGAATCGTTATAACGATGTAAGTAAATACAAAAGGTTCGTAATCGGTATTGATCGAGCACGCATGAAGTTATATGATGTAGAGGAATCGGCTCAATCTGATATCATGTCAGATATGGCTATTCCAGATGTTCCCATAGCAACATGGGGCGATAGAGAAAAGAAAGATAAGTCATTTGATTTTAATTTTGAAGGTTAATAAAAGGAGAAATATATGGATTGGTTAAAGAAAAGAGCGATGGAAAGAACAAGTATTGATGGTATTACTATCATTGCTATTTGTGGTTCTATTATTTTGTTTGGCGGTATTGCTAAAGTACTAGCTTACTTAGGATTACTTTACGGCATCGCTGCTATTACTGTTAAAGAAAAGGATTAGTATTAATGAAAGTAAAGCTTATATCATATAGTCAACCACCTGCAGAAAGTGAACTCAATGATGATCTTCTGCAGATGGTTGCATATTGTGCACGTGTTTCAAACCCTAACAATCAAAACAGTGAAGGGACTTCTGAAAAACTAGTAAAGTATCTAATGAAGCATCAACATTGGTCTCCATTAGAAATGGTATCGGTTTGTATGGAAATTGAAACAACTCGAGATATTGCACGCCAGGTCTTAAGGCATCGATCGTTTTCATTCCAAGAGTTTAGTCAGCGCTATGCTAGGCCGGAAGAGATGGGTGAAGGTTGGCCATTTGTTGTAAGGGAAGCTCGTCTACAAGATACAAAGAATAGACAAAATTCTATTGCAACTGATGATGAACTACTACAACAACATTGGATCCAGCAACAAAAGAAAGTTATTGCTACTGCTCAAGGCGCATACAACTGGGCTATTGATAACGGTATTGCTAAGGAGCAAGCTCGTTGTGTATTGCCGGAGGGTAATACCATTAGCCGTATGTATATGAACGGTACTTTGAGAAGCTGGTTACATTATATAGATCTAAGACGATCTAATGGGACTCAACAGGAACACGCTGATATCGCTCTAGTTTGCGCTGACGTGATTTCTAAGATCTTTCCTATAGAGTTATAGGCATAGCGTGACCAGATTGTGAGATCTGGTCACCTTTATGTGAAAATAAATGAAAATAATCCTTTACAAAGGTCATAAACTATGGTATAATAGTCTTATAAACTGATAAGGAACTACATTATGAAAGATTTAATTACTGCAACTAACAACCTCCTAGCAGCTATGGAAGCTGATCTTAAGCACTTTTACAGCCGCAGCGAGTATTCCTACGGTGAAGGTTATGCTGAAGAGAGAATGGAAGATATGGTCTTTCACTATGAAGAAGGTCGTAACTACATCAAATTAATCAAAACTGAAGAGTCCGAAAGAGGACATCGTTCAAACGTTCTTGGCTTCATTGTTAAGAAATCTCCTAAAGCAACAGATAATAAAACCAAACAACCATTTAACGTAGGTGATATGTTAATGGCTGCTGGTTATAATGCTCCTGCGACAAACTTCGCAAGAGGTAATGTGTTCGAAGAACTCAATCCCGCAAACGTCAGATGGACAGGAATTTAATATGAAATCATTTGAAGAAATAGCAATGGCTATAGCAAACAAAACAGTTGGTGAACTAACCGAAGCTCAAGTAAGAGATTTGGTTGGAGCACCAAGTTATGAAGAATCTTTAATATGTGACTGTGGGGAACCACTCACGGAATGTAAAGATTCTTATGTCCATATGACATCTGGTTATTAAGAGGTGACCTATTAGATCAAAACGATCTAAAAGAATTGAAATAAAGCCTTTACAAAACGGTATTACTATGGTATAATACCTATATAAACTCGCAAAGGAAACAACATGGCTTATAACACACAACTTCACATCCCTACTAAATCTCTAAACCTACTCAACCAATTTGCAATTTCACACGGTTGCACCTATAAAATTATTAAATCTAAATCCTCTAAACAACTCATTCAATTTTCTTCTGGCAATTTTGATCACCTGGAAGAATTAATCCAACAAACACTTGGGTTTATCCCAACTGAAAAAAAACTTAAAACTCTAATATGGGAATCATAAATTTAATTTAAAATAAAGGTAAAATAAACCTTTACAAATCATCAAATGTATGATATAATAGCTATATAAACTGATAAGGAACTACATTATGAAAGACTCAAACCGAACAAATTCTTACGTTACTACAGCACATACCGCATCAGCCGGTGACATGCTTGAATTACAAACGATTAGAAATACTATTAAAGCTATTAATAAGATGGCTAAAGAAACTGATCGTATGTCAAATTATCGTTATGTTAATGGTTGGTCTAATGTTAAGCCTAGTCCATCTCCAAGGTATCGTGTAAGTGTAATGCCTCGTGGACCTAGGGCTATTCATGCAGTGGCTGATGGAAAACATCCCCGAGCTTATGATCAAAGTCTTCCAATGCGTCATGCTGAAAGAGTTGATGTATATATTCATACACGTTCAGTCGAGTGGTGCTAATATGTCAGATTTAAGAGCATTCAAAGAAATTACTCAGTGGGACGACTTAGGTTATGAAGTCCCTAACCATATTTACATCCTTAACGCGCAAGGCCAGTTGGTTGGAATGCGTTCAACAACAACGAAAGTCTATAAAGAGTTTAGCAAACCTATGAAGTCTTTCTCTAAATCACGTCGAAAATTTATTGAACTTAAACCCGCAGCAAAATATATGGAGCAACAAGTATGAGCAATATTATTATCCCAAGTAGCCCGAAGGATCTAGCACGAATCAAAGGCGCAATGCAAGAAGTAAGCAATTCGTTTACTCGCATGGAAGCCGAACGTTCGTTTATTAGAGAAGCTATTAATGAGTTATCTGATGAAGTAGATATCCCTAAGAAGATTCTTAATAAGATGTCTCGTGTATTTCATAAGCAAAACATGGCTGAAGTATTAGGTGAAATTGAAGATGTTGAAGCTTTGTTGGAATCCATCTAATGGGTCGCACGGCTCATAAAGTAGTGGCTAAGGACTCAGACGAGAAAATTCTCGCTGAGTACCTTTTTGCTACAGGCGCAGAGGCTGATATATTTGCTGAAGGATGCAAAGAGAAAGGCCTTAAAGTTACTCAAGATACTATGAACATAGACCTAGAGCCGGAGACAGCATGAAGAAAAGATTCGATAAAGAACCACTTATTAGAGATTATAGAACTGAAGCTAGAAATCTAATAAAGCCGTTATCAATGGATAACCTATATAATCTATATGATATTGTTAACAACAAACTAAAACAAACAGTTTCTGAAGATAGATTTGCAGAATTAACTGCTGTTAAAAAAGCTATTCAAATGGTACCTCATATTGATCAGCACAAATTAAAGTTTATCATTAGTGGATATAAATCTGAAATGGCTAAACACGCAAGACCCAAGGATGGTTACACTAAACCAAACCGGAAAAAAGTATAATGAACTTAATAGTTAATGCATTACGGACTCCAGATGGAACAGTGCTAGAGTCTAAGAGTCGACACGATTATAAAACATATACTGATGCCAATGGTAAACAATACATGGTTGACGGTGGTTTAGACTATGTAAGACGGTCTGTTCATTCAGACCAAATTGATATGTGCATGTATGACGATGAACCTCACGAAATTCAAGCTAAAATTTTAACTTGGGGTTCTTATGGTATCAATGGTGACCAACCAATTCGCTGGATACCTATTGATGAAATGGATACTGCTCATATTCAAGCAGTACTAAAACTTAATGTAAACCCCACACATAAAGCATGCATGATTGAGGAGTTAGTACGAAGATGACAATGCCGAATGAAAGATTCTACGCTATTAGAAATACTCGAGAGTTTCTAGTAGAATTAATGGACCCTAAGAAAACCCCTAGGGTTCCTAAAGAGATACGACTTAAAGCATATTACGCTATTAAGCATTTCCCAGGTGAGTACCACATGGAAGAAGCACGAAAACTCGCGCCATCAGTATTTGGAGAATGGAATGCAGGACCAGTTGATTCTACTCCATACGAACATAACCGAGGTAGAGGGACTAATCATGA